AACGGTGGCGCCGCAGCCTCCATCGGCCAGCTTGTGGGCGACGCCTTCAACGCCGCCGCCCCATTTGTCGAAAAACTCGCGTCCACATTGCAGTCGCTTGGTGATTGGGCGATCGGCAACGGCGATGCGATACGAACCATCATTGCTGGCATCGCGGGTGGTTTCGCGGCGTTCAAGACGGCGAGCCTCATATCCGCAGCCGTCACCGCATTGAAATCGTTCGACGCGGCGGCGAAAATCGCCGCAGCCGGACAATGGGTGCTCAACGCGGCAATGAACGCAAACCCAATTGTTCTCGTGGTCACCGCGATAGCGGCCCTTGTGTCGGCTCTTGTCTGGTTCTTCACGCAGACCGAGACAGGCCGCAAGGCGTGGGCGGCGTTCACCTCGTTCCTCTCTTCCGCGTGGCAGTCGGTGGTGTCGTTCGTCACCGGTCTCGGCCAGAACATCGCGAACTTCTTCACGCAGACGATTCCTAACGCGATTCAATCCGTCATTCAATGGTTCCAGCAACTGCCTTCCGCAATCGGAACGGCGTTGTCGAACCTTATCACGTCGATTGGCACGTGGGCGGTGAGCTTCGGCCAGTCGGCATTGCAGGCGGGCCAGCAGTTCGTCTCGAACATAGCGAACTTCCTCACGAACCTTCCGGCGACGATAGCCTACTGGCTCGCCTACGGCATCACGTTCGTGGTGCTGTGGGCCGCACAGCTCGGCTCTCAGGCGATTTCTGCGGGCCAGCAGTTCCTCACGAACCTCGGCACGTTCCTTATGCAGCTGCCGGGCAACATATGGAACTGGCTGACCTCCACGGTCGCGTCGGTGGCGAACTGGGCCGCGCAGATGGGTGCCAACGCGCTTTCCGCAGGCTCCCAGTTCCTCAGCAACGTCGGCACGTTCATCTCCCAGCTTCCGTCGAACGTAGGCTCATGGCTGAGCGGTGCGATAAGCGCCGCAGCCAGCTTCGTCGGGCAAATGGCGTCGAACGCGGTCAACGCCGGCTCACGGTTCCTTTCGTCCATCGGCTCCTACATTTCGCAGGTGCCCGGACGCATCGGCGCCGGGCTTTCCGGCGCGATAAGTGCGGTTGGCTCGTTCGCCAGCAGCATGGCATCAGGCGCGTTGCGGGCGGGACAGCAGTTCCTCAGCAATCTGGTCAACACGCTTGCATCCATACCGGGACGCATGGTGTCCATCGGCTCGCAGATCGTGCAGGGCATAATCAACGGCATCACGGGCAGTATCGGCCAAGTCGGCAGCGCCATTCTCGGCGGCGTGAAAGACGCCATCGCCGACGTGAAGAACATGCTCGGCATCCACTCGCCATCACGCCTGTTCCGCGACCAGATAGGTCGGAACATCGGCCTCGGCCTCGCCCAGGGCATCAGCAACAGCCAAGCTGCCGTCATGGCCAGCATGAACGACATGGCCTCCGGTGTCGCATCTACGAGGTTCACGACCCCGGACGTAGCTGCCGGATACGGCGTGAAGTCAGTTGGAACCGCCGTTCCCACAAGCAGCGAAACATCGTCCGGTGAGCTGCTTGGCGAACTCCTGTCGGAGCTGCGCGCGCTGCACGCGGATATGCCGCTGATTATGGAGAAGCTTGGCATCAAGGTCAACGGACGTGAACTCGGAAGGGTGGTCAGGGACTATGCGATCGCTTAGTTATATATGCGCCTCGACCGGTGAGACGATCCCACTGGAAGGGCCCGATACCTGGGCTCAGACGGCGGATGGGCTGCGCGGTCGCGAATGGTCGTACACCCTCGGATACCGGAGTCTGACCGGAGTAAGTCGTACGGCGCGCGAGTCCGAGCTTGACCTAACCTATGTCCGCTGCCCCGAGAAGGTGGACTGGACGCGCCGCCTGTTCGATGCCGACGTTGCCGCAGGAACGCCGGGCATGTTTGATGCTGACGGCTGGACGACTCGCGCCTACGTGGTCAAGGCGGAGCCGCAGACCATCACGCCGGTGATAATCCAGCAGAAGCTCACCGTGGTCATGCTTGACGGCATCTGGCGTAAGGCCGGGGAATCGCAGCACTTCTGGAGCGACGCGCTCACGCCCGGACTGGACCTCGACTATCCGCATGATTATCCGCATGATTATCTGGCGACCACGAGGAACGCGGTGGCCTCGAATCCCATGCCCACTGCCATGCCGTTCCAGATGGTGATATTCGGACCGGTGTCGAACCCGCAACTCACGTTGGGCGGCAACACGTACGCGCTCGACATGGACATACCCTCGGGCTCCTACGTGACCGTCACCTCGATTGCAGGCCGTCGCACCATCGTCATGACCGCCGAGAACGGCGACGAGACCAACGTGTTCGACAAGGGCCGGCGCGGAACCGGTCTCAACGGGGGCGAATACATCTTCCAGCCGATACCGGCCGGCGATTCCATCGTGCAGTGGAGCGGCTTCGGCGTCGATTTGACCGTCTATCAGGAGGAAAGCGAGCCACCATGGCGGAACTGATCGTCACCGATGCGAGCCACGTGGACCAAGCCAGTCTTGAGGACTTCACGCTCGACGCCGCGTGGGGCGCGGACGAGAACGATTTCGAACTGACCGTGGACAGGCTCATCGATGCCGGTAGCTACGTGTATTTCGACGGCGGCGAATGCGGGGGCGTCGTGGACTCCCTGAAGGACTCGCTGAAGGACGGCCGCAGCACCCTCACCTACGGCGGTCGCACGTGGCACGGCATGTTGGCGAACAAGATTTTGGAGCCTGATAGGGGCAAGGATTATCTCACCGTGAGCGGCACGGCCAGCACGGTCATCGGCTCGCTCATCAGTCGCGTCGGCCTTGACGGCGTGTTCGACGCGGTGGACTCGCCCACTGCCGGCGCGCAGACCATCAAAAGCTACCGGTTCGACCGCTACACGGACTGCTATACGGGTTTGCGGAAGATGTGCGCGGCCAACGGACTGAAACTCAGGCTTGCCTATGCGTCCGGCCGGGTCAACATCTGGGCTGAGCCTGTCGCGCATTACGGCGACTCGATTGACAGCGACCTCATCGATTTCGACGCGACGCGCACGTGGCGCAAACCGAACCATCTCATCGGCCTGGGCAAGGGCGATTTGGCCGCGAGAACCGTCGTCCACTGGTATGCGGACGCCAAAGGCAATGTCAGCCAATCCCGGTCGCTCAGGGGCGTGGACGAGATAACGCAGGTCTACGACTACAGCAACGCCGAAACCGCCGAGCTGAATCAGAAGACACGTGAGAAGTTGCAGGAACTGCAATCCGAGGGTGACGTGAAGGTCACCGTCCGTGATGACGCGAACGTGGTGTTCGACGTGGGCGACACCGTGACGGCGCGCGACAATCTCACCGGCATCACCGTCAACGCTTCGATAACCAAGAAAATCGTCAAGGTCTCGGGCGGCGTCTTGTCCGTCGATTACGAGGCCGATTAGGAAGGGGCCATTATGGCGCGTATCGACAATGCGACGGTCATGCAATGCGACCGTTGCGGCAGAAACAAATGGTACAAGGACTTGGACGACCCGGATATCAAGACGTGGTACAACGTCAACCGGCTGGACTCCACCGGCACGGGCCACGACTACCTGTTCTGCGAGCAGGATTACGCGGACTATGTGAACAAGCTCAAGGACTTTGATAACAGCTTCGACAGTTGGATGCAGAACGGAGGCAAGCGGAATGGTTGAACTCGTCACCGGTCATGCGGGCAAGGCGCACGCGACAGCGGAGCAGGCGGCGGGATTGAACGCCGGCATTCTCGGCTTGGATGATTATGTCCTGAACGTGCATGACAAGCTCAAGATCACGGTCGTTTCGGCGAACAAGGTGACCATCGGCACGGGCGAGCTGGTCATGCAGGGCCGTCACGTCAGCCAAGGCACGCCCGAGGACCTGATCGTCACCAACGGGTCGCAGGGTCAGAAACGCAACGACCTGATCGTATGCCGCTATGCGAAGGGCTCGCAGTCGGTTGAGAGCGCGAAACTGGTGGTGGTCAGGGGCACGCCCACCACGGGCACGCCCACCGACCCCGCCGTGAACACCACCAGCCCGTTGGACGGGGGCACCACCTACGACATGCCCTTGTACCGCATCCCGCTGGACGGTATCACCATCGGCACCCCCGTTCCATTGTTCAACGTGTTGAAGCCGATGAGCGACGTGTGGGATTCCCTAACCCACACCGATGTCACGACCCTCATCAGTGGCAATTACGGCACCGTTAAGGGCTATAGGTCCGGGCCGATGGTGACGTTGCGAATCGACTGGAAGACGTCGGCCTCCGGCTCCTGGAACAGCGGCACGTTCGGCACTCTGCCTGAAAGCTGGCGTCCCCCGATGGACTTGAACTTCTCCTACGGCGGACGCGACGGGGCCAACCAGAAGACCATCAACGTAAACGCGAACGGAACCATGACCTACGCCAATCAGGGCGGCACGCAGGGCACGAACGCGTTCGGCATGA